AAGCCTTGCAGTTGGGGGGCACACACTTAATTCATTATGATGAAGACGCGGCGGGTACGAGCAGTTTTTCCAACAATGTGTATTGGAATGGTAGCCAAAACACTACGGTGTTTAGCGGTAAAGCTTCCCAAATCTACATGGAAAATGGTAATATTATTTTTAGAAATAGCGATGATAACCACGGCGTTGGCGCACAAGTTGCTAATTTTCACGAAAGATTAAGAATAAATTCAGAAGGCAAGGTGGGCATCAAACAGCCAAACCCGTCATATGACTTTGAAATTGGCACAACAGCCACGCAAAATATGAAGGTGGGCTGGGCTAGACAAGAGTTTTTTACTGTAGCTATCCACAGTTCAATAACTCGCTGGTACAAACTTGCTAACTATGCAGTTACCGCACTGCAAGGCCAATTATTTATGAACTCTGCTCGTGGTGGGGGAGCCAATCAAACAAACGGCGCAAGAATGCAACACGGGTCACTTGCTGGATATAACAATAGCATAAACTCTGGTGATTGGGGGGATACTGGCACAAACTACGGTCATAATAACTACTACGTTTTTGTAGGAAGTGACGCTAATATTTACTTGCGAGTAGGTGCGTCTATCTACGGGGGTGAAGTGTTTTGTCAATTCGTGGGCCGCGCAAATTGGGTATTTGATGGAACTTTTGTTACATCGCAACCATAAGTATTAAGTCTAACCCCACAGGAACCTATGGACGATTTTGTTAAAAACCTAATAGACCCGCGCAGTGGCAGGCGCTTGATAGAAGCCTTGCCAGATGCGTTTGCAATACAAGATTTGCCGCCACCGCCTATGGATGAAGCGCCACACGGGGTCGAGCCAAGTATTTTGGTTAGCAAAACAGAGCGCAATGCGCGCATGGATATTTGCAACGCCTGCCCTACCCTGCGCCGCATTACGAAGCTGTGTGCGGAATGTAATTGCGTAATGCCCGCGAAAACATGGTTGTCCATGGCGGCGTGCCCACAAGGTAAATGGGGAAAAAGCTTGAAAGGTAGGGCCAATGGCGATACATAGGGCATACTATATTAACTTTTGTCATAGAGGACTAAATGGAAAATCAACCCCAAACAGTAGACGCAGCCGCACACCAAGCCATTATTGCCGAGTTGGTAGACCAACGCGATAAGGCTCTGGCAGAGGCCGCAAATAAGGGCGCAGAAAACCGCCTTATGAAAGCGCAAATTCAGCAAGCGCAAGAAGCGCAAGCAGCGGCAGAAACGCCGCCAGCAAAGGATGAAAAGGCTAAAAAATGACAACCGCACTTGATAGCGTACTAGGCCCACTGGCCAAGCAGTTTATTGAAAAGTTTGGCACGACCATAAAGTACACAAGTAAAACGCTATCAAGTTACGATGCCACCACGGGCACCGTTAATAGCACTCTAAAGAACGCGAGCGTTAAGGCTATTATTGAGGCAGTCAACAGGAGCGCCACGACAAGCGGCGCTTCTAGCCTTTCCAAGCAGATTACCATAGCGGCTAAAAGCCTGCCTGTAGCGCCCACTGAGGGCGACGAGGTGGTAATTGAAAAGGTAACGTATTTGGTGGCTGATGTTGAAAGCAGTTACAGCGGCGATGAAGTGGCAACCTATAATGTGGGGCTAGTAAAGTAATGGCCAAGAATTACCAGTTTAGCGCAGACCTTAAGAAGTTTGCTAAGAAGCTCGAAATAGATGTTAGCACTGTGGTGCGCAAGGTGAGCTTTGATATTTGGAACGATGTTACAAAGCTAACGCCGGTTGATACTGGCCGTGCCCGCGCAAGCTGGAATATTTCAGAAGAATTTGCCAACCTATCGACCAAGCCAAAAGAATATAAAAACAAAACCGGCAAAGGCGAAGTTGGCGCGATTAGCGGTAAACGCAATGTAATGATTACCAACAACGTAGAGTATATTGAATTTTTAGAAAATGGGTCAAGCGACAAGGCACCGGCAGGCATGGTGCGTGTGGCTTTAGCGAATGCGGCGGCAGGCATAAAAAGCGCGTATTAACTAAACCTTGTCCAAACGGCCAAGGTATGGCATAACACTTAAATAAGTGCCGTTGGCACTTTTCGATGGGCAGTGATATGAGTTTTGCTGATGAAAGACAGGCCATAGAGGCACGTATAAGTACGAATTGGACTACAACGCCAGTTCAATACGAAAACGTGTCGTTCACAAAGCCCAACGATAATGAATATGTTAGTTTGGTAATACTGCCGGGGGCAGCTTCCCAAATTGATATGGCTGATAGCCCAATGCACCGCCACATTGGTGTTATCACAATGCAAGTATTTGGCCCGGCTGATGCTGGTACGAATACGGCACGCACGCATGCGGATGGGCTGGCAGCTATTTTTCGTAACGCGCAATTCACCGCTGGGAGCAGTGGAACCATTCTTTGCAGAAGCCCCGAAATTTCAAGGGTTGGTGTAGTGAATGGAATTTTTCAACTTAACGTAAGTGTTCCGTATCAGCGGGACGTTACATACTCTTAAGGAGCAGGCATGTCTGATAGCAATTTAGCATCTATTGCCATAGCGGCGGAAAGCACGTTTGGCAACTCACCCACAACTGGGTTTAAATCATTTCGTTATACTGGCGAAAGTTTAAATTATAACATTAGTAATACGCAAAGTGCGCAAATTCGGGCGGATAGAAACGTCAACGAATTGGTTCGTACAGACGCCAGTGCATCTGGCGATCTTAACTTTGAACTTAGCTATGGCACCCTTGACGATTTGTTAGAGGGTTTACTTTGCAGCACTTGGTCAAGTGACGTTTTGAAAAACGGCGCGACCCCAATAAGCTATAGCATTGAAAAGAACTTTGGTGGCACTGGCATTACCAAACCATTCCATCTGTTTAAAGGCATGACACCTAGCAGCATGGGCTTATCGGTTTCAGCCGGTGACATGGTTACGGGCAACATGAGTTTCTTGGGCAAAGAAATGGTTACAGCAACCACTAAGCAAAACTCATCAACCATTGGCGCGGCGACAACATCGCCTGTAATGAACGCCGTAAGCAACGTGGCAGCGCTTTCTGAGGGCGGCACAAATATGTTGTTGGCTTCAAGTGACAAGGTAATGAGCCTCGACATATCAATCGAAAACAATCTGCGCGTGCGCAATTCTATAGGTACGCTAGGTGCCACAAGTATTGGCATGGGTCAGTTTGTAGTAACCGGCAGCATGAGCGTGTATTTCGCTAGCGGTGGGGTATTTAACAAATTCCTTAACAATACCGATAGTAGCTTATCATTCCAAGTTTCAGATGGAACGAATAGCTATACATTCTTGTTGCCAAAAATCGAGTACACTGGCGGCCAAGTTGTGGCTGGAAGTACCAACTCAGACGTTATGGCTGAAATGGAATTCCAAGCAAAATACGATGCAACAAGTGCCAACCAATGTACGCTTAAAATAACACGGGCATAGGAGTAATCTGTGGACTTTAGCGAATTTAAGGTAAGCGCCACCGCATCGGAAGATGGCATTTGGGTGGAGCATGATGAAACCACGAAATTTTTGGTTGCACGTATGGGCAACAAGAAGTTTCTCACCATGTTTAACAAAATCAGCGCGCCATATCGGCGGCAAATGGATGCCAATAAATTGGCTGTGGAAAAGCAGACGGAACTTATGTGCCGCTGCATGGCTAAGCACGTTTTGCTGGGCTGGGAAGGCTTGACCAACAATGGCAAGGAAATTCCCTACTCAGAAACAACCGCGCTTGAGCTTTTAACCACAGAAGGCGCTGACGAGTTTCGTGACCTTATAGCAAGCTATGCTTCTGATAATGAGGCATTCCGCACTCAAGAAATGGAAGGACAAGCAAAAAACTAAAGGCGTGGGTGCGCTGGACATTCACTTGGGGCCAACAATACCAAAAAATGTTGGAAATGCACCAAGACCCATCCGAAGTGCCATTTGTTAAGAATGCACCCACGCTTACAGACGTAGAAGCGTTTTACGCAGAAGCATTTATGACGCTTAGCAATAGTCGGGATTCTGGATTTGGTTTAGGGCCATTAAAAATAAGTGAGATAGCCGCTTACCTTTCCATATTCCCAACGTGGGACACCGAAGCGTTTGTTATGTTGATGCAGCTAATGGACGAAGAGTTCATGGAAGTACAGGTAAGCAAAAATGAGCAGCGCAAAACTAAACATAGTCGTTAATGCCCAAGCAGCAATGCGCTCACTGGGCGCTTTCAACACTGCACTTAACGGCCTTGATAGAAGTGTGGGCCGTGTAACAGGCCGCATGAAAGGCGCGTTTAGCCGTGTGACCGGCGCTGTGTTTAGCCTTAAAGGTGCGCTTACAGGCTTGGGCCTTGGCTTAATAGGTAACGAGATTGTCCAAACCACGCTAAAGGTGGAGCGCATTAAAGTGGCGTTCCGTGCGTTTAGTAATGATGCAAAGCAAGCAGAAAGACAGTTTAACGAATTACGCAAGCGCTCAAACGAGCTTGGTGTAAACTTCTTAACCACAGCGGATAGCTTTAAGACGTTCAATACCGCTGCGCAGTTTGCCGGATTAACAGTCGGCCAAACAGAAAAAATCTTTAACAGTTTCCTTACAGCATCAGCGGCCATGAAGCTTTCTAATGACGAGCTTTCTGGCGCGATGCGTGCTGTGCAACAAATGTTTAGTAAGGGCACCGTGCAAGCGGAAGAATTACGTGGGCAGTTGGGCGAAAGGTTGCCGGGCGCGTTTAGTATGTCAGCGCAGGCGATGGGCGTTACCACCAAGCAATTGGGTAAGATGCTAGAAAACGGCGAAGTGCTGGCGACAGACCTTGTGCCAAAGTTAGCCGAGGCATTGCAAAATAAGTTTGGCCCGGCAGCTATAGAGGCCAGCTACAGCGCCACAGCGCAGTTTAACCGCTTCACCAATGCAGTCGATACCCTAAAGGCAGCGCTAGGCCAGAGTGGGCTTGTTAGTGTGCTTGCCGGTGTTGCAGGAAAAATAGTTGAGTTCATTAAGGACGCTAGTTTCGCGGATTGGGTTGCTAATACGCTTATTGGTTTCGCCGCGTTTTTCGATAAAGTGCAAGACGTTGTAAGTAGGTTTGGCGATATACGCAACGGCATTAAAAGCGTCTACGAAAGCCTGCGCAGCATGTATAACGCAGTCAACGATTTCACTGGCGGGATGCTGGCTGAAATGGGCTTGCTTGGCTTTATCATTATGGGCGGTAAGCGCAAAGGCGGCTTTATTGGGGTTGCTATCGCAATTCTAGCAGGCGCAGCGGATTTAATAATCACATGGGCTGGCAATACAATAGCAGCAATGTTGATGAAGGTGCAGGGCATGTTGCCCGTAAGCATGCAAAAAGAAACGACCAATTTCGAGTCTTACCTTAAGAGAGATGGTGAAGGATATGGAACGCCGTTCCAAAAATACCATTATGGGAATGAAAGCCAGAAAAGCCATATGAGAGGCGATTTCCATGGCGAAATGGCGATGGGCGGGTATACCAACGATGGCAGCGGTAATTACTCCAGAATGGCACTGGATAGCGCGGTGCCCGGCATGGTTGCCATATATCAATCTTTAGATCGCGGCATACAAAATGCCACCGCCAATGCCGAAGAATTTGCCAACGGCAACAAAGGCTTTACGGTAATGATGAATAATGCCTTTGACGCGGTTTACGCTAAGATTGGGCTTACACCCGGCGGTGGCTTTGGGCCAATGGCAGATGTTACCACAAGCGGGTATGATGAGGCTGGCTTGAATGGCAATGGCCGAAGCAAAGCTGGCAACGTGCTGCGCGCTTTTGCTGAAAACCTACGGCGTGAATTAACTGCCGCAAACGCGGCAAACACAACCGGCGCATCAGTATTCGGCTCTGGCCCTACTGCGCCAGTTGTAAGTCAAGAAGATGGTTTAAGCGGCAAAGCGCTTACAGCGTTTAACAAGCAAAAAGCTGCAATGGAAAGCCTACGTGATGGCTTTGTAGATAGCTTCAAAGACATGAACACCTACCTCACGGATTACAACCGTTTGCTTAACAATAGTAATGAGCAAATGACCATGGGCGAATACAACGCACAGCGCTTTGGCAACGGGGTTAAAGCTGGCTTTGAGCAAGCGCTGGCTAGCTGTATCGACCTAAAGCGTGCGGGC